TCTCAGTGAAGCCACTGCATTGGGTGTAGGCGCATTGCAAGGTGCGTTGCCTGGTGCTGTACGAGCAGTAACTAACGCAGCTGACGGCATAATTTTTCCTGCAGGTAGTAGTTCAGTCTTGAGCAGACTTAGTGCTGCTGCTCTAAGTGCGGATATTCTAAAAGCAGCCTTACCTGGCGGGGTACGAGCAGTAACCAATTCTGTAGACGGCGTGATATTTTTGCCCACCACTACTACAAGACAGTTAGGTGACATTGTTACAGGAGCAGGAGCTGACGTTCTAAGTAGATCGAGTGCTGTACAAACTCCACCGGGTGCGCCAGTGGTACCAGCTAGTGTAACAATTACTGCAACATCAACAGGTACAGTAGTAATCAAAGGACCAGAATCTTTGGATCGAGTTGCTGCCCAGCGAATTTTTGATCAACAGTTGTCTAGTGGGTCATTGATAGGACTAGCACCTGGTGCTGTCATAAGTGCAGCAACACAGGTTGCTAGTGGCCTGGTTACAGCTGAGTCTCAGTTGCTGCAACAGATTGCTCAAACTTCAAGTCAGGCAGAACAAGTAACTCCTGCTAGATCTATAGCTGATATTCTAGTAAAGTTTCCAATTACCAATGGTATTACAGTGTCTGACTATGCAAAACAACCTGCAGAAACTACTGGATTAGGTAATATGACTGCGGTGCAACTCACCAGCGTGTTGGCACAGGTGCGCAAACTAGCAGCACAACCAGCCACTGTGGTCACAGCGCAAGGTCTGGGATCATACGCACTCACAGCAGCACAATTAGCAGCCGCTGGCTACGTAAAGCCAGCAATAGCTCAACTGATGCAGACCAGGCAAAACTCTTTGCCTAATGTACTGAAAAGTCCTGCGGCCTGGACTGGTCTTGACGGGGCAACTTCACTGCAACAGATGTTGTCCAACGAATCTCTACAGCAGCAAATACAAGTAACTTTGATGAATATGGGACTGAGCTATCTCAATCAAGTAGGTATTGCAGTTGCACAATTTCCTGCACGAACTCAAGCAGGCGCGATACTTAGCGCAGCCAAAGATCCGGCTGCTGCCCAAGCTTGGTTACGCGGACAAACTGTTAGTGCTTCCGACAATGAACTGTTTAGTCAGTTTGTGAGAGATGGTGCATATGCAGTGGACTTTGTGGACAACAAAATCAACAATGCCATGGCCAACGAAGCAGATCCGGTAGGGATAACTAATGCTACCAATCGTACCAGATTGGATGCTGCTACTAATAGAATTGTGGGAAATCCCAAAGTGCCGCAACTGTTGTATGGTAATGAACCAGTAAATCCTGTGTTAGCAGCAGAATATGTTCGACTGCGCCTGGTGTTGGTCGCCGCGCAAAGTTCTGTAGATGCAGTGGTAGCACAAGCAACAACAGTACAAAACGCTGTGTTACGACAGAGTCTCTTGAAAAATTTTCAATCAGCGATGAACACTCTAAGGAATCAAGTAGCTGCGGTGCGACAGCAAGCTACTTCTGCAGCACCAATATCTCCTGCACTGATAACACAACTAGAGCTGTTGCTGCAACAAATAGACAATTTGATAGCCAGAATCAACAACAATATTCAGTTGATTGAACGAGCTAGATCCCAACTACAACGCCGATAAATATTGTTATGGCTACATTCGTCGGTTTCAACACCATTAACCAATTCAAAAAGTTTACCCTCACAGACTTTGAGTTGATCAAGCGCGACCTGTTGAATGCGTTCAACATACGTCCTGGGCAACTGCCTGGACGCCCAGCATACGGCACATCATTGTGGAGTTTTGTATTTGAACCACAAACCCAAGAGACCCAAACTTCTATTCAGACTGAAGTGCAACGTGTGGCTGGTGGCGACCCTAGGATTTTTGTAAGCCAAGTAGATGTTTACCCTCAAGAAAATGGTATTCTATTGGAAATACAACTCACGGTGGTGCCTACCACAGATGCCAAGATACTGAGCATTTTCTTCGACCAACAACAACGCACAGCCAGCTACGTATAACTGCGCCGTTTTTAGTCTCCATAAATACTTCAAGGTGACAAAAAGGTTCAACGAGCATGGCAAAAACCACTAGACAAACAGCAATTTTCGGCGTAGAAGATTGGAAACAAATATATCAGACCTACCGGGAAGCTGACTTCCAAAGCTACGACTTTGAGACTCTGCGCAAGAGCTTTGTAGACTATTTGAGATTGTACTATCCTGAAACTTTCAACGACTACATTGAAAGTTCAGAATTTATTGCGCTGTTGGATATCATTGCGTTTATGGGACAGAGTCTTGCGTTCCGTACTGACCTTAACACTCGTGAGAACTATCTAGACACAGCAGAACGTCGTGACAGCGTGGTTCGCCTGGCCAACTTGGTCAGTTACGATCCCAAGCGCAACACAGCATCCAGTGGCTTTCTCAAAGTGTTCAACGTAACAACTACAGAAAACGTTACAGACTACAACGGTATCAACCTCAGCAATGTCACTGTAGACTGGGCTGACCCCACAAACCCAGACTGGCAAGAACAGTTTACCACCATTATCAATGCTGCTCTAGTAGACAGCCAGCGTGTGGGACGGCCGGGAAATCGCCAGACAATTTTAGGTGTGCGTACAGATGAATATGCCATCAACCTGCTGCCAGGCTTCTTGCCAGTAGTACCATATACAGCCACTGTTGACGGTGTGTCAATGCCGTTTGAAGCAGTGACTTCTACCAGTGTAGGCCGCGACTATGTGTACGAGCCATCACCGCGTGCCAATGCACCATTCAATGTGTTGTTCCGTAACGATCAGTTGGGCTTTGCTAGTGCCAACACTGGTTATTTCTTTGCGTTCAAGCAAGGTACCCTAATCAACACAGACTTCAACTTGGCTGAACGCATCAGCAACCGCACTGTGAACATCAACGTGGAAGGTGTCAACAACGAAGATCGTTGGTTGTACCAATTGGACAACGTGGGCAACATCACCCGTGAATGGGAATATGTGGAAAGTGTATACACTGCCGCAGCAGAACAGCAAGTAGAACTACGCCCAATCTACAGCACCACTAGCAGAACCAACGACCAAATTACTCTGGTGTTTGGTGATGGTGTGTTCAGCGAAATCCCAGTGGGTATTTTCCGCTGCTATACTCGTGCTAGCAACGGCTTGGAATACATTATCAATCCTGCTGAAATGCAAAGCGTGAGTATTCCCATCAGTTATACCAGCCGCAGTGGCAACCTTGAGACTATCACTTTTACCTGTGGTATCACACAACCTGTGACCAATGCTCAGGCTCGTGAACCCATTGACGCAATCAAACAACGTGCTCCTGCTCGTTACTATACACAAAACCGTATGGTCAACGGCGAGGACTACAACCTGTTTCCTTACACACAATACAACAGCATTATCAAGAGCAAGGCTCTAAATCGTGCGTCAATTGGAACCAGTCGCTATCTTGACCTTGTGGATAATACCGGCAAGTATAGCAGTACCAATAGCTTTTCCAGCGACGGCGCACTATGGGAAAACAACATACTGCCCACAATCTTGTTTGGATGGACTAACCGCAACGAAATTGCAGACTTCGTGACCAACAGCGTGCAACCGCAGTTGACTGAAGCCACAATGAAACAATTCTACTACGATAATTTTCCTCGTGTGTACACCAATGCTGCACCAGCAGGCAGCTTTGTGGTAGGGCAGACGTACATTATTGCCACAGTGGGCACTACCAACTTTATAGCAGTGGGTGCCGGAGACAACAACGTAGGCACTGCATTCATAGCCACAGGTGCAGGATCAGGTACAGGCACAGCTTTTGTGAGTGTGGCTGGCAGCACATGGCAACAAAGCACTACACTTGCCAACGAAACCACAGGCTACTTTAAAAATTCTGCGGGCACAGCTATTCCTGTTGGACCCAGTAGCGGCACAGATTTCAAGTATGTGCAAGTAGGTAGTTTGATCAAGTTCGTGGCGCCAATTATCAACGGGCAACCCTATTACTTTGATCGCAACAATCGACTGCAAGCCGGTATCCCCACTCGCCCTGACGAACGCACAGAAATTTGGGCCAGCCCTCAAGCCATTGTAGGCGACGGCTACAACAACGGTCTGGGCAACTTGAGTTCAGGAGCAGGACCAGTCACAATCAATAACTTTGTGCCCACAGGCGCTGTGGTCAGCGAAATCATTCCGCTGTTTGTGACAGACCTTCCTTTGAGTATAGAACAGCAAATGGGCGATCAAATTGAACTGTTCCGTGACTTTGGCCTGGGCTACAATAACCTTACAGGTACTTGGTATATTATTACCAGTACTAACCTAGATCAAGACGCTGCCTGGAGTGACACCAACGCAGGCTCTACTTCAGGAACCAACAGTGACGCCAGCTGGCTAGTACAGTTTGTGGTAGAGAATCAAAACTACACAGTGACATTCCGTGGCCTGGCCTACTACTTTGGATCAGTGCTTCAAACTCGTTTCTTCTTCTATGGCGATCAACTGATCTATGACAGCAGAACAGGCACCATCATCAAGGACTTTATCAACGTGTTGGCCATGAACACACAACCTGATGATTCGGCTCCACTGGAAGGCGATGTGATCATGGACATTATCGGACAGCCAGTAGAGTCAGATGGTTATGTTGACGACTTTCAAGTTCTGGTCAGCTTCCGTGATAGCGACAACGACGGTGTACCCGACAATCCAGACTTCTTTAAAGAAATTGTTGCACCTGAGGTAAATGACAATCAGAAACTGGTGTTCCTGCAACAAACAGTGGACTTTGACAATCTACAAAGATATTTGTTGGTCGAAGAAGGCATTGTCAACAGTGACTATGCTACTCTTGATGACATTGAGTTGGTCAAGAGTGAGTGGAGTCCAGGACAAATTTTTTATGCATATGATCAAGTCAACAATGACGGCTCAGTTGGTGCATTCTACTTGTTGAGCATCAACATTGCTGGTGTACGCACGCTGGTATCGCAGTCAGGATGGATTGCACGCACTGGTCGTCAAGATCTGTACTTCCAGTATCGTCACAATTCACCGCTGACCACACGTATTGATCCAGGTACCACAAACATCATTGACTTGTACGTGGTTACACAGGCCTATTACACAGCATATCAAAACTGGATTCGTGACACCACTGGTACTGTACCTGAGCCCAGTGTGCCCACAATTGACGAGTTAAGCACGGCATATCAAGGCTTGCAGGACTACAAAATGATTTCTGACAACGTGGTCTTGAACTCAGTAAACTTCAAGCCCTTGTTTGGAGCCAAAGCAGCAGCACAGTTGCGAGCCACCATCAAGGTGATTCGTGCGCAAGGATCAACAGCGTCAACAAGTGAAATCAAGAGTTCAGTGATTGCTGAAATGAACACATATTTCAGCATTGACAAATGGAACTTTGGGGATACATTCTACTTCTCAGAGCTGGCAGCATACCTGCATCGTCAGTTGGGAACTATTATCAGTTCTGTGGTCCTGGTACCATTGGATCCACAAAAGAGTTTTGGTGACTTGTATGAGATTCGTTCAACTCCCAACGAAATATTCGTGAATGCAGCAGACATAACTAATATAGATGTGATTGAGGCTTTGACCAGCACCAATCTCCGAACAGCCCCTGGTAGCGGAGTAATTTAATGGCAAGAGTACGTAGTGTAGAATTTTTACCTGAAATCTTTCAGACTGATGTCAACAAGCAGTTTTTGGCTGCGACTCTGGATCAGTTGATTCAGGAGCCTAAGTTCAAAAAGACTCAGGGCTTTATTGGCCGCAGCGTGGGCCCTGGTGTAAACCCCAATGACAGTTATGTAATTGAACCCAACAAAACTCGTGCTGACTATCAGTTAGAAGCTGGTATTGTGAGTCTAGAACCTGATACCAGCCGAGTTCGAGATGTTATGACGTATCCAGGCATACTGGATTCAGTCGAGTATCAAGGCGGTGATTCCAGCCGTCCTGATCAACTGTTTGAAAGTCAGTACTACACTTGGGATCCATTCATCAATTGGGATACTTTTATCAACTTTAGTCAGTACTTTTGGATTCCTGGCGGCCCTGCATCTGTAGATGTGGCAGCAACTGGGGTACCAGCTACTGACAATTTTGTAGTAGATCGTGCTGATGGTTCGTACACCTTCTCAGGCCTGGCTGGAACCAACCCTACAATTGATCTAGTACGCGGCGGCAGCTACACATTTCAAGTTGCACAAAACGACAAAGAAACTGTCAACTATCGTGTGAGCAATGCTGGTATCAGCAGCTACGTGATTGATTCACGAAACAATCCCACTCTGTCACTAGTGCGTGGTAACACCTATGTGTTTACCATGAACCTAGACGGGGTATATCCTTTTTATATCAAGACAGCTCCTACCACAGGTTTGAGCAATGTCTACAATTCAGGTGTGACCAACAACGGAGCAGTTGTGGGACAGGTCACATTTGTGGTGCCACAAGACGCACCTGACACCTTGTACTATGCCAGTGCTACACAAAGCAACATGCAAGGCACAATAACCGTGACCAACGCCGATGCTGGCACGGGCCCGGGATTCTGGATTCAGTCGGCACCGGGCATTAGTGGCCGCGTGCCCATTACTCCCAACATCAGTTCAAGAGATGTGTTTGGTGTCACAAACAACGGCGAAGATCTTGGCACAGTTACGTTCAACGTTCCGACCAAGACGGCGCAAGACTTCTACTATGCTCTGCCCAGCATTGGTACAGTGGATCTGATCACTGACCTCAAGTTTGATCAACTAGACAACATTTCAGTGGCTGATTTTATTGCAACCTATGGCGGCATTGATGGCATTACAGAACTCAATGGCCGCACGTTGGTGTTTACTCAATCCATAGTTGAACCTGAACTAGGGGGCTGGTACAAAACCACACTGTATGATCCCTTGGATCGAGATGATTCTCTCAATGGTCAAGTAGGCAGCTATGACAGTTTGCTGTATTCAGAAACTACTGAAGTTCCGCTAGAACAACGATTTGGTATCTGGCAAATTGAATATGTCAACGACGACGGTTATGTTTACATGACCTTGAACAGCGTTCAGCTGATCAACAATCTTGAAAAATTTACTGTGCGATATGGCAACACCTATGCCAGCACACAATGGTACAAAAATGATGCAGGGTTCTTTAGAGAAATCCCGTTGCTGACAGCAGCGCAAGACGTCTTGTACTATCAAGACGGCACGGACCCAGAAATATTTGGTCGTATTCGCTTGATCGAGCAAACACAAAGCGACACCTTGTTTATTGATGAAATATTGGGCAAAACATCGTACACTAGCCCCAATGGTGTGACATTTACCAATGGTCTCAAAGTGGTATTCCGTGGTCAAGTAGAACCTGCTAGCTACATTGATCAAGAGTATTACATCAGTGGTGTGGGAGCAGCTATAGAATTGTTGCCAGTAATCAACTTCATAACTCCTGAAACCTATGTAGTCGATGGTGACGACAGTACAGAAGCCACCGAACCAGGGGAACTGGACTACTTGACCATTGATCGTGCGGCACTGGATCTCAATGCCTGGAGTCGCAGCAATCGTTGGTTCCACATTGATGTGCTCAATGCCACTGCTGCCTACAACAACACAGAAGTAGTGATTGACAATGCATTCCGTGCCAAGCGCCCTGTGATTGAATTCCGTGGCGGCATTCGCATGTTCAACATGGGCACTGAAGGCAAGCAACCAGTCAGCATCATTGACTTTGAAGAAACAGACGCATTCAGCAACATTGAAGGCAGTACCGGTTATTCAGTTGGTGGGTTTACATTCGAACAAACTAATCCTCCACAACGAGTTATTTTTGCCGCAGATCTTGACGCCAACGTGAGAAACAAGATCTGGGAAGTGAATTTTATCATTCCTGACTCAGTTCCGCCCCTAATTACGCAACCAATTATTCACCTGACTTTGGCCACTGACGGCGAAGTACTAGTTGATCAAAGCACTGTATGTCTAGACGGAACTGAACTCAAAGGTGTGTCATTCTGGTATGACGGTGTTGCTTGGATTCCTGCTCAACTCAAGACTGGTGTTCAACAGGCTCCACTATTTGACATTTATGATGCTGCTGGCGTGAGTTTTGCCAACCTTGTGAAATATCCGTCAACTACATTTGCTGGCAGCAAATTGTTTAGCTATGCTGTGGGAGACACCGGTGTGTTAGACCCTGTGTTGCAATTTCCTTTGCAGTACTTGAACCTCAACAACGTAGGAGACATTGTTTTTGAAAACAATCTCTACAAAGATACTTTCTTGTATGTGCGAGACAACGTCAGTGTTACTGAATCTATCAGCAACGGTTTTGTGAGAGAATATGACACAAGAACATTGTTCCAACGACAAATTGGATGGAACACTGCGGCCACAGACACACAAATTCGACAACAGTTCAAATTTACCTATACTGGCGAACTGCTAAAGCTGGATGTATCAGCACAGTCCACAGACTCTAACATACCAGCCGTGCAAGTATACGTGGGGTCAGTTTTCCGTGACCCAGGATCCTACACAGTTGCAACCGCAGCTAATTCAACCACAATTGCGCTAGACAACACATATGCAATTGGAGACATAGTGGAAGTGTTGGTGTTGAGTGATCAAATCAGTCAGGTGGCTTTTTATCAAGTACCTATCAACCTGGAAAAGAATCCCATCAACGGCAACAGCGACACATTTACACTGGGCACTGTTCGCACACACTACGAGTCAATCTGCGAAAATTTAACCACACTACGTGGTCCAATCAACGGCGCCAACAACACACGAGATCTTGGCTATATTGGAACGTACGGCCAGGTAATTTTACAACAAAGCGCACCCTTGGTGCTGGCTGGCTATTTTAATCGTTCGCAAGACTACAACATTTTTGCTAGTCTACAATACAACTCCAGAGAGTATCAAAAGTTCAAGAACTTGATGTTGGAAGAAGT